CTGAATAACATTCATTTTGGCTTGATGCTTAGCTTGTTTTTCTTCCGCGCGATTGTTTAAGTACGTTTTGCCTAAATCTGCAACGGGTCCAAGTAGAGAAGTTAATATGCTCATAAAAATCCTATAGCTGATTGTACAAAGGGATAACCCTGTCTTTTAATGTTTTGTCTACTCTAAAACCGTTTTCTAACGCTTTATCAATAGTCTCGACAGTAGGACCAGCAAAAGGTAGCACAGCTCCGGGTACAACATATCCTGTATCCCACTCAATATTTTGATGAGCCATAGCTCCAAGAGTTAGTATCCCTAAGAAACCTGATCTATCTATAACTTCAGTTAAGTAAGTAGGCCAATCCATCCGATCAGATCTAAAGTAACGATTGTCTGGACTTACTCCGGGTAATAACCATGCTAGTCCTTGTTTTGCGTATTCTCTTACTTCCATTGCAAGCATTGCTAAAGGCATAGTTGCCAAGGCGGTTAATGCAAATACTCCCATGACAGCTGTTAACTGAGGGGCACCCGTGTTTTCGTTTCGACGGTTCTTTGCTTCTTTCATAATTCCACCAAGAACTACTTTGCTATAAGCATAGAAATAAGATTTTAGCTGCCAAACTAAAGCCCAATGAGGATCGGACGCCCATATGGGTCTCTCGGCTGCATTAGGTCTTAAAATAGAAGACTCTACAAAACGCTGCAATCCGGCTTTTACTTTTTTGCCTTCTGATGTAGTCAACTTTCTACCGCTCTTAACCCAAGCATTTACTTCAACAGCAGTTAGTCCTAATTCAGATAGGTATCGTTCTGAGCGAGGGTTATTAAACTCGTTACGGGCATGTTTTGTAATAAACTGCACGCCCATACCAGCTGCAAACTCTCTAGAAAAATTAGTAAACCAATTAAGGCCAATGGCTTTAAAAAACACGTCAGACATTTCTCTAACATTCTGTTCCATATAATCTTGTTCGGCTTGCGTAACCCAAGAGTTAGCTACTACTTCGTTGGTAACAACGCCAATATCTCGAGCAAACTGTTTAGCTTCAGTCCTATTTTTGATCGTAGCGCCTATTTGCTTCAAGCCTGTCACAATCTCAGAAAACTCTTTTGAGTTAATAACAGGGCCAGCTAGCTCTGGCAAAGAAGCCACAGCCGCGAATGGTAAGATTGTTACAAACTGTAGAAACTGCCCGTAACTATTAACCTTTCGCCACATAGGGCTGAGAGGCTTGCTTTGATATCCTAGATAAACACCTATTATTTCTTTTACTGCAGTCGCCGCTTCTGGGTCTTTTTCTTTTAAACGAGAAAGCTCTTCATCAAGAATGCTATTACCATCTGCGTCTTTAGTAGCTTTGTTAAACTCAACACGTTTAGCAACATGCCGTAAATAACTTACTAGCGATTCTTGTGGAGACTGCAAGAATCCAGCCTTTTGAATCAGCTCTCTATTAATTCCTTTTGTAAGGTTAATTGCTTGCTCAACGCCAGACGCCGGATCAGTAGGGTCTATCTCTATTGATTTGTCGTCCGCTAAACTTTGATTATATTCGACTAGTTTATTAACCGATTTACGTGCTTGTTCAGCGCTAATATCAGGATTTTTTTCTATGAGAAGGTTTATAAATGCGTCAGGATCTTTTTGTATGGCCAACAAATCTAGTACAACTGGGTAGTAATTATCTTGCCTTTGGATATCTGTATTTGAGGGTTCAATATAATCGCTATAAACGCTTTCTAGAAACTGACGAACTTGCTTTGCTTTTGGGGAACTTAGCTTACTAGTTGGGGTAGAGGACGCCGCTTCGTCTAAAGCACTGCTTACTGCCGGATCATCAAATTTACCTACTGTAGATTCAAAAGTATTTTGAAACTCTGCAATCTTTCTAGCAGATGCTGCAATCATTCCAAGGTTTCCTTTGCCAGTTTGCGCTCTTACGTAAAACATATCGGCAATCTTGTTTCCGCCGTATGTACGCATAACGCCATCTGCAGTTCTTACTATTTTCATAAGCGGTTTAAGTTTTGGATTACGGGCTAACTTCTTTATAGACGCCCGCCAAAAGTCTGCGAGCGCTTCTCCGCCTTCTTTTACAATAACTTCGTTAATACTTTGCACTAAAGCTTTTTGTACAAAATTAGGATCTGATGTGCTAGTTCCTTGTCTTTTAGCAGCTGCTACTGCATCTACATAGGCTTCGAAATCTGAATCCAACTTCCCAAAACGTTTTTTCATATTGGAAGACAGTTCTCGATACAACTTTTTTAATCGGTTAGCTACACTTTTAAAATGCTTGTCGTTAAGAGACTTAGCTTGTTTGTTTAAGTATTTTTTTGTTGCCCATCGAGTAACTTGATCTGCATACCACTCTTCAAAACCAAGTTCATAACCATAAGAGTCAAGATACGACTTATAGGTAGCTGCGTTTTTGTAGCTTTTTTCTAAACGACTTCGTATAGCTGGGTTAGAAAGAGCATTGTCCATCTCTTCTTTAAATAAAGCGTGACCCATTTCATGTGCAAGTACTAATGCGTCATTTAGAGAGTTACTTGTTTCTCGCACTACAATTGTATTTGCAACCTGCAAATACACGCCGTTCACGCTATCTTTTGTTTTGAGTTTTGCTATGCCATCAATTACGTTTTGTCTTTCATTGTCTTTAGGAAATAACTCGGCCAATTCTGCTTCAGTCTTTGTTTCAAGGTAAGAAAAACTAAGAACCTTTGGAGGGTTTTTTAACTTTATTGAGTCTGTTAAGTTTTTTACCAACCCACTTAAAAACCCTTTCAGTGCTCCTTCTGTCACATTTGTAGAACTTGTACTTGGAGCAGCACCTCTTCGGCGATCTATTGTTGAGTTAATTTGACTTTCTGTTTCAGGCGAGTCTGCCATTCTTTCGGTTTCTGACCTACCATCAATTTCCTCTTCAACGGAGTCAGGACCAATCTCTCCCTCTATACGAACTGTATTTCTGCCAAGATTTTGCTGAAACCTTTCAAAAGCATCAAGATCTTCACCTTGTGCAAAGGGTCTTGCTGTTTGCTGAGCAACTACTTTAGCGTCTGTTGGTGTTCTTCCGGTTTCGTCTTCATCAAAAGCAATAGCTCGATCGGGATTTGTTTCTGGGATAGTTTGCAAAGGAGCCATTAGGTCTTGCAACCCAATCTTATCGCCATCAACTATAGCTGCGGTTGCATTCATAGTTGAGGGAATTGAATTCCCCACATTAAAAAAGGACTCTCCGTTTATTTGAAGATCGTAACCTTCTAGCTGAAGATCAGCGAGAACTTCTTGTAAACCGCGTTGAGCCGCTTGAAAAGGAGTTTGCCCTTCAAACCCGGTCCCTTCTCTAGCCTCGACAAGTCGCTTACCAGCTGCAGTTAGATCTACTAAATTAACCCTGTTCTTTTTTCCATCTGGACTAGTAACTACTGCTTTAGAGTTTCTTGCAAACTTACTTTTTTTAGCTTTGGCAACTGCTGTCGGAAGAAACTCACTAAAAGGAATACGAGACTCTTGTCCGTCTTCAACAAGTCGTATAAGTGACTCGTAGTCCTGTCGTACGACTTGAAAACCTGTATCTGTTTTTCTAATTTCTACAATAGAATTGGGGTTATTGTTTTGCTGCAACACTGCTTCTTTTAATGCTGCTTCTGTTATTGTAGAAAACTCCGCGCTTTCAAAATCCGTAGGGCCAAAAGTATCAACATAGTCTCGTCTAACTTTTTCAGTGTTGGTAAACGTTTTGTTTGGGTCTGTTTTGCTTTGATAGTTAGCGACTAAAGTTTCTTCGAAATCTACCTCAGTGTCAGTGCCGAAAGCTTCCTCATCCATTGCACGAATGCTTGGCTCTTTTTGAAAACGCGCATTTCTTTCCTCCAAAGCTTTTTCAACAGTAGTCTCTATTACTTGTCCGCCTTCAGGAGCCAAACCTTTTGCATTTTCTACGGCGTTTGCGTAGCCTGCCTCATCCGTTAGTTCTTCAGAAACAACGCCACCATCTCTATCAAGGGCCTGTACAATTATGTCTCCGCTATCAACTGCATTTTTTGTATTGCTGTAGCCAAGAGCTATAGCTAAAGACTGGTCGTTAGCTTTAGATGCAACTACTTCTTCTACAATAGTTTTGCTTTCGGAAACTATTGTGCCTCGTCCGGGAACAAACGCTGCATACGCTTGTTTACCATTGACAATTATTTCTGTGGCTTTGTTAACTCGTGCTGAATATGCAGGTTTGTCTCCAGCTGACCAAACAGCTTTTTTAGTACTGCTGTCATCGGTCATTGCGTTTAACTGTGCATTTAGATCTGTCTGCGATTCGGGAGTTGTGTTTCCCGACATCACGTCGCCGTACTGTTCTTTGTCTATTTCTTGATTAACTTGCGTTTCTCTAGACTCATCAAGCATACGTCTTGCTCGATCAAACACTTTTGCTGTAGTCTCTACAACGCCGCTTTCAGAAACGGCTCGTGCTGTACCTGCAATCGCAGTACCTGCACCAGCTGCTGGGCCGCCACCCATAAATCCGCCAAATGCAGCTTCGGCTAGTCTTAGTTGGGCATCTTGTTTTGTATAGGTATCGTCAAGTGAAAACCGATTAGCAACAGCTATTCCTTCTTGAGCTACTTCTGTAGCTGATTCAATTGTTCCACCTTTTAAGACATTAACACCTGTTTCTTTTGCTAAATTGCCAAAGTAAGAACCTTCTTTTACAGCTCGTCTTTTTGCAACCCTTCCAACTAGTTTTAATATAGCGGCTTCACCTGCAACGCCTATTGCGGCTTGAGGTATACCTAGACCACCCGCCCGAAGAGCTTGAGTTCTATCAAGTTCTTTGCCAGAATCAAGGGCTTCAGAAACATTTTGACCTGAAAGGGGGGCATACTCTGAACTAAAAGCGCCTGTATAAGCGCCTTTCTTAAAAGTATTCCAAGATGCTTGAGCTAACTGTTTTTCGTCAGGAGTAGCTACGCCCTTTGCTGTTCTTTCAAGGGAGTCTTTTACAATTCGTTTTGTCGCTTTTTTTCCTGTATCAGAAATTACTTTTTTGCCAAGTAATGCAGTAACGCCACCTACACCTCCGCCGCTTATAGCGGTTATAAGGCTAGGAAAAGCTTGCCCTGAAAATTTGAACGCCTGCATCAACGCGCCCTCAACTGTAGGCTCGTCTAGAAACTGCTCAAAATTGTCCATGCCCTTTGTAGCACCAGCCGCATTTTGTTCATACTGACGAGCACTTGCAATATTGTCTGCAACCGCCTCATCATCTCCTTTTAAAGTGTTAAACAGGGCAGCAAAATACTTAACGTCCGCACTTATTCCTTCAGCACCTTGTAAAGCGCCGTCTCTAAATGCTTCAGTTAAACTGCGATCTTTAGCGGTGCCTACCGTAAGGTCGTCGCCTGTTATGACGGCCTGATTTTCAGCTCTAGCTAAAAACGATTCAAAAGGAGTCAGAGCCATGTGGCTTACCCTTTTTTAGCGTTTATAATAGCCGCGTCTCTGACCATTTTTTCTATTTCAGGGCTTAGTGATTGAAGCGCTTCAACAGTGACTATTTCGTCGTTTACTTTGCCACCATCTGGCGTCATGTAGTAATACCCTGTAATTTCACCCTTGCCATTTTTTACAGGTGCCACTCTGCTAATATCAAAGTCAGTAGCCTCAACGTTGTCTTCTGCATTAGGTCTAAAGAAACTATCCCAGTTTTCAAGTGTAAATATTCCGGCTTCTTCTTCAGCTGCCAAAGCAGCAACACCTGTGCTTATAGCAGCGCTGAGTGCTTTGTAGCGGATAGCTGCCTCTTGCGGAGTAGCAGAGTTTTGAGCTTTCAGTAACATCGCCGGAGCGTGTTTTCTAAACACTATTGTAGCTGTGTCTCTGTCAAGATTTACCTCATCGCCGACCTCGCCATACCATGTATTGTTAACTATTTTTGTCCATTCTTCTGCTTCGCTGAGCGCTGAATCATGCTGTGTAGCTAACCACTCTCTAGTAGACTGCGTTAAGGAAGCGCGAGATTGAGTCAAGCTTTTGTTTTTATAATCTGCGTCCATCTCATCTTTCTTTGAAATACTAGCGTAACCGCCAGAGGTCTCAAAGATGTTGTTAATCTCATCGGACATCGCTTTGCGTCGTGAAGGGTCAGGCTCCATAGAAATGATTACTGCCCTTGCAATTGATCGCTCTTTATCATTTAAGCGCAGCATCTCCGACAAATTTGTTATGCCTTGATCCTTCATTGACTGTGCAACTTGTTGAGCCTCTTCTTCTGTCGCTTTTATTTCTCCAGACTCGATATCGGCATCAACTTCTGCATCCGTCCTACCATTTACTTTCTTAGCGAGCAAGCTTTCGCTTATGTAAATTGGAAACACTTCTTCTTGAGGAGCAATAGCTTTTCTATCAGATTTTAATTTATCCAGCCTTTGTCGAAGTGCTGGTTTTGATGGTCCTTTAGCTTCATTAAGATTTTTTTCTGCTTGAGCAATAGATGCGTCTAGATCTTCAACTGTAGGCCCACTAGTTTTTGCTGCTTTTGTACGACTAGGCAATGTTCTATCGTAGCTACTTACTGGAGCGCGAGTTTTTATTTTGTTTTTTTCAGGAGCAATATCATCGGTTACTTGGCTTACAACTGTCTCTTCTGCTTCACCGCCTTGCTCTTCAGCGCCTGCTAGCACGCCTGCCACTTGTCGAGAGGCGCCACCTTCTTTCGGGGTGCTTTCTAGCACATCAGCTTTTTGCTGAATGAGCTCGTACTTTTTTAATATTTCGTTTCTTTCCGCATCACTAGTAACTCTGTTTAACTCTGCTTGTATTCGTGTAGGTGACAGCAAAGAAGAGTTATTAGCAACTTTTGTTTTGTAATACAGGTTGCCGAGGTTTGTAAGCCTACCTGCCTCAAACTCAACAATCTTAGATTGTGGAGTGCTTGAACCGTCCTCTGTGACAGCGCCCATAGAGCCATCTGCGTTTGTAACAGTTATAGCATAACGTCCGTTAGGTAATACTTGTATCTTTGAAGCGACAGTTCCTTCAGGTAACTCACCGCTATTTGTAATAATGTCTAACGATACTTTACTAATAGTTGCGTCTCCGCTTTCAATACCGGAGCGAAATTTGTCTTTTGAAAGACTTAACATATCAGGCGAGAGCAGCCCCGCAGAGTTAAGCGTGTCAATGTACTGATCATTGCCCGCTATTACGGCATTTTTATCAGCGGTATCTACTAAGCGCTGTTCGGCTGACTCTTGTACTGCCGCTACTCTTTCATTAATAGTTAGTTGTTTGTCCGCCTGACCTAACTCTCTATCTGTTTGATCTTGAGTACGATCTTTTTGTTTTAGCTCACGATCGACTTGTCCAAGCTGTCGAAGTTTAGCTTTGTTGTCAAATCGCTGCTGTCGCATATTTGCGACGCCAGTAAATGAGCCTAGAGCGATATCTCCTAAGTTAACTGCCATAACAACCTCTTAAAAAGCAAATGCCATAATTGCAGCAGCCCCAAGGCTACCAATTGTCGAATAGGTCTGAGCTTTTGATTGCGCCTGTGCTTGCATGAACGCATTTTTTCGCTGAGTAGCGTCAGCTGCAGCTGAACCTAGTTGATTTTGTGAGGCTCGATTTACGCCCTGTCCGATGTTTATAAGATCGGACATAAGCGCTGTATTAGCTTCTCGCTGTGCAATACGTGCGTCGCCTACTGCTTGAATACCACCAAGCGTGTTGGCTCTTTGTAAAGTAGCGCCTTGCTGCTGAAGCTGAGCGGGCGTAAGTGCAGCGCCATAACGAGACGCATTTCTATCAGCTATGCCTTTTGTAAGGCCTGACGCTACAGTTACGTCTTCTCGAGCCTGATCAATAAGACTAGTATCAGTTCTGGCTTTTTCTATAAGCTCGTCTTCAAAGCTTCCGTAGTTGTTTACAAAGTCAAAATACTCACCACGTGTAATAGCCTCATAAGCCTTGTCAGGATCAGATACAGAAGTCAAACCTGTGCCTGAATAAGGCGTATTTCCAACACCATAGCGTGGCATGTTTCCTAATATCATCATGTACTCCCCGGTCCAAAGAACCCGCTATACCCGAGTCGATTTTTAAAACCCGATATTTTTTTTCCATCTTCGCCAACGGGTGAGAAGAACGTTCCTCCTTCCCCGCTGGACATGTTGTCTAGACCTTGCGCGACAAAAGCAGATCCGAGTTGTGTTGCTGCAGCCATTTTAGAATTTGCAACGGTTTGATTTGCAGCTGCTCTTGTCAATGCTTGAGATGTTCCAAGACGCGAGGCTGCTGCCATACCCGTTTGAGCATCAGCTGCTTGACCACGCGCTGTACCCAGCACATTTGTTTGCATCTTGTTTTGTATGTCTTTACCCGAAGTGTTAGCTATACCCAACTGTCCTTGATAGGCCTGTGCCATGTCGCCTGCTCTTGTATTACTTTGAGTAGCTTGGTAAGTTGGCTGAGACGTAAGAGCCTGCATAGTATCTGCGTTTGCCCGGCCTCTTAAACTTGTCGTAACATCTTCTGTTAAAGACTTGTCTCTCATCTCTTGTAGCAGTGGATCGTACTTCTTTTTAAAGTTTTGATATTCAGCCATAGCTACACTAGCAGAGGCTTTTTCTGCTCCTGATGCTTGGTAATCTTGCTGTTTTGGTTTGCTGCCCATTACAAGTCTCTCGTGTATACAATAGTGTCTAATTTCCAGCCAAGAGAAAGGATGTAGCTCTTTAACTCTGTAACAGCTGACCTAACCTCTATCTTTTTGTAGCCTGCGTCTCTTGCGGCTTCTATAAAAAAATCTTGGTGCTGCATGACTAGGTTAGTTCCTCTAGTAAATGCCCAAGCTACCCACACCAACATTGTTCGGTTTCCTGTAAACGGATCGGTTTCTCCCGTAGTAACTACAAACCCGTCTTCTGTTGTCCACAACACTGCTAACTTTTTATCGCAAGCTTGGTACACATCTTCTGTTGTGTAGCTCAATTGCGGACTACCATCTAATACTTCTTGAACTCCCGCTAAAACCCAATCGCGGTTTGTTCTAATATCAGAAACGACAGGACTACCTGTTCTCGTTTCCGTATCTGTTTCGTCGTGTTCTAAGGGCTCCGCCAATTCCGCCATAGTTAACTCTCCTAGCTATTCCTTCATCTCCGTGTCTAGCCCTGCGCTCTGCATTAACTATGTCTTGCTGAAACAAGGAGCCGTAGACTTGTGCGCCACTAAAATCTGTCCAGTCTTTGCTTGGAAGTCTTAAAAGACGGAAGAGGGCACCATTTACAATCGCTTCTCTATAATCAGACATGACGTCATCGTCACATGCTGTAGATGTGTGCGTTGGTTTTAGCTGAACTCGTAAAATAGTACTTGAGACTGAAGTGACACTAGGGACAGGTACCAACCAAAATGTTGATTGAGTCTGCTTAACGTAATAGATAGGAGTACTTGCGCTGTTGGTATCTCGCCATTTAGGTACGCGCTGCTCTAACAGATTTGTGCTGATAGGCTCGAGGTCTCGTCCGTTGTGCACAGCCCACATAATCTTATGGACATTCGTACCGCTTGGAGCTTCAAGATCGTACTCATATATCTTTGCAACAGTAGTTACTGGATCAAGCTCTGCCTGATAAACACCTGCTTTTTCACAAAGCTCTATTGCTGCAGAGCGAATACTGTTTTCTATTAATGTGTCAGGGCATCCCGGCACCATTGGGATGATTTCTGGCAACAGTGACTCGTATGATGTCGCCATCTAAATTACCCCATAGGTGTTATTGGAACTTGACGTACTGCTTCTAAGTTAGGCGACGTCATCGCGTCAATCTGACCTTTGCCAGTTACTGCTGCGGTAAATATCTGGAAGTGGCTAGCCGCTCGCTGTGAGTTGCCTGCATACTCTGCATCTTTCATATAAGCCATGTACAACACGTAGTTCATAATTGCGTTGGCATATAAATCAGGAACATCCAAGTTACCGCTTTGAGTAACGGTAGATGGGTTAGCTGAGTAAACTATTTCAAGATAAGAGCTACCTGAAACGCCGGGGTAAACATAAAAATTACGAGGGTTTGACTCGTCATATATGTAGTGCTTAATAATAGCTGTATGAGCTGCATCGCCAGACACGGTTGGGTCATGCCAATCAGGAGTCTGCGCATCAAGCACCTCTCGAGACACCAATCGTACAGCGCGTTTTCCAGTGCCACCGCTAGCAGCTGACATGTTTCGTACTGCTCTTAGCAATCGATTACCCGCTGTTGGTATGCTCTGCTTAGTACCAGTAGCTAAAGTAATAGTCTCATTTTTTGCAGATGCGTCCGGCTTTAACAAAGCAACTTCACGCTGCGCATCGTTAATCCAAAGCACTAACTCGCCGACAACTGGCCAACGAACACCTGTTGTATCTTGAAGGGTTGTCTGAACCCGATCTACTACACTTTGTACTGTGACTGCCATAACTAACCTCTTAGGAGTTTAAGGCTATTTCCCAAGCCTCTTCGCGCTCTTCACTGCGGACGGTTCGTCCTACAGCTTTATTGACGACTGCGGCTTTTGGAGTGCCGTCAGCCTTGAAATCTTCTGGATTGCCTAGTTCAATTAAACGCTGCAGTACTTCTATCAAAGCTTCGTCACTTGACTCTTCAACTTCTTCGAAATCGGCAATTACTGCTTCTTGTTCTTCTACGTATTGACTGTTGTATTCTTTTGCGCCCATCTGAATAGCCATAATCCCAATTTCATCAGCTATCTCTCTCATTACGCCTGCTTCAAACAACACAACTGTTCCGCCTAAAGTAGCCACTCGTAATGGCTTATCGCTAACTATCTTCATGATTTTTTCCTAGGTTATATAAAAAACCCCTCCCCTCCGAAGAAGAGAGGGGGGTGTTTCTTAGTACGCTGTATCTAGAGCAATAACACCGAAGTCCTGTACAGAGCCACTTATGTCGCTGTTGTACTTAGGCTTTCGTAGTCCAAAGATCTTTCCTACAGAAATACCAGACTGGTTGCCATAGTCAAAAGTATCTTCAACCATCTCAGGCAAACCAATGTCAGCCATTGCAAGAGCTTGAGCACCACAGAACAAAGCACGTGCTCCGTTGATGTTAGCGCCTGCGCCCCACTTGTATCCAGCTGCTCCAGCGTTGCTAGAAGAACCAGAAGTAGCGCCAGCAGTATTGAACACGTGTCGGAACTCATGAATCATAATCCCATCAACCATCAAGGAAGCAGAACCAGAGAACAAGCTGTTAGCCGTGCCACGTACACCTGCGTTACGAACGTTAGCAAGGAAGTCTGCGTCAAGCTTCAGACAAGCCATTTGCTGTGGAGTAACAAACATGTGGAAAGTTTCTTGGTTGCCAGCACCTCGAATTCCACGGATGTAGTTATCTTTAGCATAAGCTTTCAGCGCTACCATAGTGCTGTAAGAAAGCTTGTCAGCTGCAGCTACCGCAGTAGTGTCACCAGCTACTAGGCCGCTAGTTGCGTCCCATCGACGATGACGATCACCAGTAGGAGCAGATACATCTGATGCAAACTCTAGGTCGACCAAGTCGTGTCCAGCAGTAGAGGAAGCAGTTCTTAGACCACCGTTGTTCTTGTGCGTGTAAGCAACACCTGAAAGAGTTAAGAAAGC